CCGGAAGAGACAAAGCGACAGGTGATTCGTGATGCATGGCTGATACACCGACACAAAGGGACCATCAGCGCACTGCGAAGAGCCGTGGAGCCTCTCGGCTACCTGATTGAAGTAAAGGAGTGGTGGCAACTCAACGAGGAGCCGGGAACATTTCGCATTGTTGTCGGAGTACTTGATCAGGGCATCACCGATGAAATGTATCAGGAACTTGAGCGCCTTATTGCGGATGCAAAACCAGTAAGTCGCCATCTGACGGGGCTGGCGATCAGCCTGAGTGTGAACGGAAAGATTTTCGTTGGTACGGGATGCTATCACGGCGATGCCCTGACGGTTTATCCCTACACCCCGGAGTCCATTATTGTCGAAGGGGATTATTTCCCTGCCCCAGCCATTCATTTAATTGATAATCTGAGAGTAAACGCATGACAGTGAAATACTACGCCATTCTGACTAATCAGGGCGCGGCACGACTGGCTAACGCGACGATGCTCGGCAGTAAGCTGAATCTGACGCAAATGGCCGTTGGTGATGCAAATGGTGTGTTACCAACACCAGACCCTGCACAAACAAAACTGATTAACCAGAAACGCATTGCACCGCTGAATCTTCTGAGTGTTGACCCTAACAATCAGAGCCAGATTATTGCGGAGCAAATCATCCCTGAAAACGAGGGAGGATTCTGGATCCGTGAGATTGGTCTTTATGATGATGAAGGTGTACTCATTGCGGTGGCAAACTGCCCGGAAACGTACAAACCGCAGTTGCAGGAAGGCAGTGGACGCACCCAAACTATCCGCATGATTCTGGTTGTCACGAACACCGAAGCCATCACGCTGAAAATCGACCCGTCTGTGGTTCTGGCAACCCGCAAATATGTGGATGATAAAATATCAGAGCACGAACAGTCACGACGTCACCCGGACGCCTCGCTGACCGTAAAAGGTTTTACTCAGTTAAGCAGTGCAATTAACAGTGAATCAGAAACACTGGCCGCAACACCGAAAGCGGTTAAGGCTGCATATGACCTGGCTAACGAGAAATATACCGCCCAGAACGCCACCACTACACAAAAAGGGATTGTTCAGCTCAGTAGCGCCACGAACAGCACGTCTGAAACACTGGCAGCGACACCAAAAGCTGTTAAGGCGGTAATGGATGAAACGAACAAGAAAGCACCATTAAACAGCCCGGCACTGACCGGAACGCCAACAACACCAACAGCGCCACAGGGGACTAATAGTACCCAGATCGCAAGCACGGCTTTCGTTATGGCCGCGATTGCCGCACTTGTAGATTCGTCACCTGATGCACTGAACACGCTGAACGAACTGGCTGCGGCGCTGGGCAATGACCCGAATTTTGCGACCACCATGACTAACGCGCTTGCGGGTAAGCAACCGAAGGATGCCACCCTGACGGCGCTGGCGGAGCTTGCTACATCAGCAGATAAACTCCCATATTTTACAGGGGCAGATCGTGCCGCGTTAACCGCGTTGACAAGTGTTGGACGTGCCATTCTTGGTAAAACCAGCACTCAGGGAGTTCTTGATTACCTTGGTTTGGGAGAAGGCTCTGCATTACCGGTTGGGGTGCCTGTTCCGTGGCCTTCAGCCACTCCGCCAACAGGCTGGCTGAAATGCAATGGTGCGGCTTTTTCTGTTGAAGAATACCCGGAACTGGCAAAGGCTTACCCGACCAATAAATTGCCTGATTTACGCGGTGAATTTATTCGTGGCTGGGATGACGGTCGCGGGATTGATACTGGTCGCGCTTTGCTTAATTGGCAGCCACACACAATTTTGGACCATGCACACTATATGGAATTATGGACAGGGGACGGACTCGCCGCAGGAAGTGCACGGGAAGGAGTAAACCCAGGAATACTGGCTACATACGGTGACGGGGGAATAGTTAAAACGGACGAACCCGGTCTTAAGGTGCCTTCCTCACTACGAGCTATTAGCTCTCGTAGTGTTAAACGTTATGGTGAAATTAGTGAAAATGTAGGTACAGAAACTCGTCCTCGTAACATCGCTTTTAATTATATTGTAAGGGCCGCATGATGAATAAAGCTGTATTAAATAGCGAACTCATTGCCATAAAAGCGGGAGATATTACCGTTTATAATTATGATGGTGAAACGCGGGAATATATTTCTACATCAACTGAATATCTCGCTGTCGGCGTCGGTATCCCGGCATGTTCTTGTTTAGATGCACCAGTTACACATAAAGCTGGTTATGCAATCTGCCGTTCTGCAGATTTTAACTCATGGGAATATGTGCCAGACCATCGCGGTGAAATCATCTATAGCACCGAAACAGGAGAATCGAAAGAAATCACAGCTCCGGGTGATTATCCTGAAAATACAACCACTATCGCCCCGTTAACGCCATACGATGAATGGGATGGTGAGAAATGGGTGACAGATACTGAGGCACAGCATAGCGCCGCAGTAGGCGCGGCAGAAGCACAGCGTCAGTCACTGATTGATACTGCAATGGCTTCCATTAGTCTGATTCAACTGAAATTGCAGGCCGGGCGGAAGCTGATGCAGACAGAAAACACCCGACTTAACGCTGTGCTGGATTACATTGACGCGGTGACGGCAACAGATACCAGCACCGCGCCGGACGTCATCTGGCCTGAACTGCCGGAGGCGTAGGCCATTCAATATCTGGCGCACCGGAAGTATCGACCAGTTCCAGTGCGTCCAGATAATCCAGCCACAAATTATATTGCGCCAGTTCCTCACCTTTCAGGCGACCAATCGCCGCTTTACCTGGCCATTGTCTGCTGTTCATGTGCTCGTTGGCTTCATTAATAAGTTTTCTTTTTTTCAAATCCGCCAATGCAATAAGGTTTTCTTTTGATAAAGGTGGTTGCTCTGTCAAAACCGGATATCCCTCCTGATTGCTGACTATTTTCATGCCATTATCCTGACCATCCAGTAGTAACAGCCATTCATCCGTGGTTATCTCAACAGCATCTGAAGGTGCTTTATTTAAATCGGTAAAAAAACCATTTTCTTTTTGTGAATAGAAGTATCTATCCATTTATTAATCTCCAAAAGCAATCCAGTAAGCAAAAGGATTTATTCCTTGCTCAGTCACAGATGACATCAGGGAAAATTGCGATGGTGAAACAGGTAACGCTGCAAAACTAACCATTGTTGACACACCTGACCGTGCATTATCGTACGATGCAACAACACAATAATTGGTATTGCTGAAAGATATCGGCAGGGTGATATTTACAGGTGAGCCTAATGGCCCTGATGCTGATATTCCCATTTGAATGATGGTTCCATCAGGCAATTTTCTCCAGCGATTAGAACTCGGATTTCTTTTCCAGGCTGACATATCCGGTATCTGATTTTCTCCTGTGCCCACATCCCTTTTCGCCGCTTCTCCCAAACCAACGTTTAAGAAAATGCAGAGATTACGGCTAACTGGCATCATCCCCGGTTTTTATTCAGGGGATCCATCATGCTTATTGGCTATGTCCGCGTATCAACAAATGACCAGAATACAGAATTGCAGCGTAACGCGCTGGAGTGCGCAGGATGTGAACTAATTTTTGAAGATAAAATCAGCGGAACGAAATCAGCCAGACCGGGATTGAAAAAACTGATCAGAACGCTATCAGAAGGAGATACGCTGGTTGTCTGGAAGCTGGACAGACTGGGCAGAAGTATGAAACACCTGATCACGCTTATTGAGGAATTGCGGGAAAAAGGTGTTAATTTCCGTAGTCTGACGGACAGCATTGACACATCAACACCCATGGGGCGTTTCTTTTTTCACGTCATGGGGGCTTTAGCCGAAATGGAACGTGAATTAATTGTAGAGCGTACCCTGGCCGGGCTGGCAGCAGCACGCGCACAAGGACGCATTGGCGGACGTCGCCCGAAGTTGACAAAAGAACAACACGAGCAAATAGCGAGGCTGATTAAAAACGGTCATGACAGGAAACAACTGGCGATCATTTACGACATCGGCATATCGACGATTTATCGTTATCACCCTGTAGGCGATATACAGGCTGAAGAAACAACCAGGCAGACTCAGGAAAATGAAAACCGCTAATCTGACCATTAGCGGTTTTGCGTTAATCAAAACAGCCCTTTAACGGAGCTGGCCGCGCTGTTAAGGGATGATGTGACCTTATCTTTGAAGCCGGACAGCATATCACTGAACGATGAGGATTGCAGGCGCTCCCGCAAATCCTCATCACAGCGTTCAAGGGTCAGTGAAAATTCTATCTTTTTCGCCTTACCGTAGCGATCAAACTCGGAACGGGTCGTATTCGTTCCAGTCAGGACATACATGCCGTAAATCTGCCCGACGCCATCAATCAAAGGCCAGGGTCGTCCTGTATAAGCCTGCGTGGTCAGCAGCGACAGCGACACTTCGCCACCTGTAATTTCAGGATAAAGCACACCAGAAAGAACGATGCGATCATCACCTGCACCGATATACTGCCAGCTTGCTGAACGGTTAATGCGTTCATTTTTCACATGCCGCCAGCTTTTGTTTTGCTGTAACTGCTGATGCGGCAGCGTGCGCAGCTCAAAAACAAACATGCCGTAGATCATCATCATGGCCATGACTCCTCAATCTTTATCGTAAAAACTGC